AGTTATGGTAGGCCATGATGGTACAAATGCTTATATTACACAATACGGCACACTAGTAAGTGGATCTACTCTAGGCACGTTTACTGCGGCAGTAAATGGAGCAAACGTAGAACTTAAGGTCACAATGGGTTCAGCCACCAGTGCATCTTTGAAAGTTATACGCCAGACAGTAAACGTATAAATACTTGCACAATAAGAGAGTGTAGGTATGGCAATTAAAATAGATCACCAGCAAAATCTGTTAAAAACTCAAACCAATGAATTGAAACTAGATATCACCGGTTCGCTGACTTTACCGTCAGGTGCAACTTCGGATAGATCAGGATCACCTAACACAGGTGATATAAGATTCAATACAACTACAACTAGATTTGAAGGCTATACTGGTAGTGCATGGAAAACATTTACTACCATTATGCAGGATATTGACAAAGATACGTATGTCACTGTTGAAGATAGTGATGGCACAGATAACGATCAAATTGATTTTTTTACTGCTGGATCACAACGTATGGTTATCCATTCAGATGGTAACATAGGTATAAATCAGGCCGCTCCTACAAAACTGTTAGATGTTGGCGGATCTTTTAAAGCAACAGGTGATGCAACACTAGATTCTACTTTGCTGGTAGGTGGTATTGCAGATTTTGATGCAAGAGTTGATATCAATGATGGTACCACAAGTTCTAGTACTTCTACAGGTGCATTGGTTGTATCAGGTGGTGCTGGTATTGGTGGTGCGTTAAACGTTGGTGGAGACATGAACGTTGGTGGTACAGTTACCATGAGTGGTAACTTTCAAGTAAGTGGTACTCAAACACAACTTGTCAGTACATCAATTAACCAAGCACTCATTAAATTAGGCGAAGGCACTACAACACAATCAGTTGACCAAGGGTTTATTGTTACTCGAGGCGATGGCGTATCTACAAACACAAATAACGTGGGTGCCATATATGACGAAAGCGAAGATGAAGTTGCTTTTATTTCATGTCCTACAGAAGATGGACAAACTTCTGGTAATGTAAACATTGTAGATTATATCAAAGTACACCTAGGTGAATTAGAAGCAGAAGATAATTTAACTGTCAAAGGTATTACATCACTCACTGGTAATTTAACATCACAGGGTACAGCAACATTCACTGAAATGACAGTAGGTGATCTAAACAATCAAAAATTTATTATTGCTGGAGCCAGTGGTAGGCTTACAACTGACAACGCAATATTGTTTGATGGTACCAATGTAAAGTTTGATACAAATGGTGCTTTACAAATACCAGGCGGAAGTACTGCACAAAGACCAGGAACACCAACTGTTGGTATGATACGTTACAATACCAATGATTTAGAATTTGAAGGTTACATAGGCGGTGCATGGAATAGACTTTCTGCCACTAATTTCTTAGAACTAACAGATACACCTGCATCATTTGATCCTGGTAAGTTTTTACGAGTAAACGCAGGAGGTACAGAAGTTGAGTTTGTGGATTCGGCCGCTGACGTTGTAGATGACCTATCTCCACAGCTAGGTGGTAACCTAGACATGAACGGCAAAGATATTACTGGTAAAGGTAATATCAACATTAACAGTGATGATGACACTAATGCAGTTGGCCCTAGCATTACACTTGATAGACAGAGTGCAACACCAAGCGGAGGAGACGGAATTGGTGTTATTAAATTTGATGCTTACAATAGTGCAGGCACTCCTGCTACAAAAACCTATGCACAAATATATGGATACCTAAGAGATATAACAGCAACCAATGAAGATGGTGCAATTAGAATAAGTGTACTGAAAGATAGTGTAAACACAATCGTTGCTGAGTTTGACAGAGAAGGTGTACGCATTGGTAAAGATGCAGACCTTATATTTGAAGGTTCCACAGACGACGGAAATGAAACAAAACTTACAGCCACAGATCCTGGTCAAGACAATACTATAACTTTACCAGATGCATCTGGTACTGTAATGTTAAATGTTGTTGAAGATACAACACCACAACTTGGAGGTGCATTAGATTTAAATGACAAAGATATCACAATAGCAACCAATGGTCAAAGTGATATTGGTACAGGATCTAATCAAATTGGCACACTTTATGCACAAAATATTGGTAGCCAAGCCAATCAAGTTGGCACAGTCTTTACTAACAACATCACAATGCACAATGCATATCACAGTCATGCCAGTACAGCAACCAGTTCATCCACAGCAGAATTTAATGTAGATCAATGGCCCATAGCAACATATAGAAGTGCAAAATATTTTATATCATGTGAAAACACCACAAGTTCAATATATCAAATCACACAGATACTGGTATTGCATGACGGATCAAATGTATACATGACAACTTATGGTTCATTGTTGAGTGGTGCAAATCAGTTTACAATTTCAGCAGATATTAATGGTGGTAATGTAAGATTAAGACTTACTCCTGCCAACACTAATAATATGAATTACAGATTCATTGCTGAGAAACACTTAATCTAAAATAGGTAAATAATAACAATATACAATAGTGTAGCCTTAACCGTGGAGAGGGAAGCGATATGGCAACTTTTCAACATAATTTTAAGGTCAAGAACGGCCTTACAGTAGAAAACTCAGCTGGTAACGATAGCGAAATTGTACTCAAAGATGCATCAGCTACCGCACTAGTAATTAAAGAAGGCAGTACAGCCTTTCTTACATTTGACACAAGTAATGGTGCAGAAAAAATTGCGTTCAACAAATCAGTTGACTTTGGTGGACAAACCATTACAAACTTACCAACAGCATTTACAATCAGTGATGGTTCTAATTCATCTGCCATAGCAGGTGGTGGTACACTCACAGTACAAGGTACTGCCAATGAAGTAGCAGTAGCAGAATCATCTGGCACAGTCACAGTTGGTTTGCCTACCAATGTTACAATCACAGGTAATTTAACAGTTAATGGAACAACCACAACTGTTAACAGTACCACAATGACTGTGGATGATCCTATTATGACACTAGGTGGCGATACTCCTCCTGGCTCAGATGATAACAAAGACAGAGGTGTTGAATTTCGTTGGCATGATGGTTCAAATCCCAAAGTTGGTTTCTTTGGTATGGACGACTCAGACAACAAATTTATGTTTATCCCTCAAGCATCTAACACCAGTGAAGTTATGTCAGGTTCTGTTGGTGGAGCAAAATTTGGTGCTGTAGATGTAACTGGTTTAACAAACTCTGCTCTTACAGATAATAGAATTACGATTGCAGGTGCATCAGGTGTACTTGAAGATGATGCAAACTTTACATTTGATGGCACTAACATGAAGATTGCAACAACTGGTTCTGTGCAAATTCCAGTTGGTAGTACTGCACAAAGACCAACTGCCGTTCAAGGACAATTACGTTATAACACAGATGATAGTTCATTTGAAGGTTATGATGGATCAGCATGGGGCTCATTAGGCGGAGTTAAAGACGGAGATGGTGACACAACTATTTTAGCAGAAGATAGTGCAGGTGCAGACAATGATGAATTAGATTTTAAAACTGCTGGCACAGTAAGAATGACAATAGGTGCCACTGGTGATATCACATACGGTGATAGTTTAAACAAAGTAACCATAGCGGCCGCAACTGGTAACACAGTTATTGCAGGTACACTTGATGTTACAAGTGCAGTAAACCTAAATGCTACAACCTCAAGCACAAACACAACATCAGGTGCTCTTATTGTAGATGGCGGTGTTGGTGTTGCTGAAAACCTAAACGTAGGTGGCGGACTAACTGTAACAGGTGCAAGTACACTCAATGGTAACATAGACATTGGTGATGCAAACACAGATACACTCACTATAACAGCCAAGGTTGACAGTAGTATTTTACCTGACCAAGACGGCACAAGGGAACTTGGCTCAGCTTCATTGCGTTGGCTAAACACACATACAGATAATATCAAAGCACAAGGTTACATTGATGGTGTTGATTATATGGACATTGACACTGGTGCAGGTACTCCTGGTAGTGCCGCCGAAGGTAGAATATTTTACGAAAATAACTTTGATGCTCTAGCATACTACACAGGCGATCAATCACAGATTATTAGAATTGGACAGAACACATTCCAATATGTTTATAACGATACAGGTGCAACAATTGGTGCCGGTAAGGCTGTGCGATACAGCGGTGGACTCACAGCTGGTGGTATGAAGATTTCACTTTCAGATAAAAGTTCAACTGATGTACAACACACAATAGGTTTAACATTTGGCAGTATTGCCAACACAGGTTATGGTTATGTTATGATACAAGGTTTGTATTTTAACTTAGATACAAGTGCGTTTGCCGTTGGTGCTCCGCTGTATGTTGATACAGCAGGAAGTCTAACAGCAACTTCACCAACCTATCCTAACTTTAGTGTTGAAGTTTGTAAAACTACAAAACAACATGCAAGTACAGGTGTTGTTTATGTTGATATGATCAACAACATGGCGGCAAGTTTTAGAACCACAGGTAATGCACGTTTTGATGGTGATGTTGTTATTGGTGGTAACTTAACTATTTTGGGTACCAGTGCTAGTACAGATGTTAACTCGTTGAACGTGGAAGATCCTTATGTGTTCTTGGGTGCTGGTGACAGTATTGGTACAGTTAACTTTTCAGGTAGTGGACTCAATGACGCAACATTCCATGGATTGTTTGAAGGTACAGCAAGTACAACATATTATGTAAAAATTGATGGTACTGGTTCTCCAGATACATTTAGTTGGAGTAAAGATAACTTTTCATCCACAGAAGCAACTGGTGTAAACATTACTGGAGCAGAACAAACACTAGACAATGGTATCAAAGTTAAATTTAATGCAACATCAGGACACACAAGCAATGATACATGGAACGGTGTCGCCGCTCCAACAAACATTGACCTTGGTGTGGTTGGATTTAGAAACACAGGTGCGTCTGGTGTAGGATTTACACAGGTTGGTTTATTCTTTGATGTTACAGATCAAAAGTTTAGAATATTTGATGAATATGATCCTGTATTGACAGGCAACGTTAACACAGCAGATTCAAGTTTTAGTTTGGGTACGCTGGTTGCTGATACAATGGAAGCAACAACATTCACTGGTAACCTAGTAGGTTCAGCATCAACGGCCGCAGAAGCACAAACCATACACACAATACAAAGAGGTGCCGTAGATGCCGCTCATTATGTAAACATTGTTGACAGTGATGATTCATCGATGGCAGTTAACCAAGTGTACACAGATGCTGGATTGTCATACAATCCAAGCAGTAATAATCTTACTGTGTCAGGACAAGCAATAGCAACTTCATTTCAAGTATCAGGATCAACTGGTGTTTACTTTGAAGGTGCAACAGACAACACAAACGACACGCTGTTAACAGCAACAGATCCAACAGCAAACAACACAATCACTCTACCAGACTCATCGGGTACTGTGGCACTTACCAGTCAACTTAACAACTTTGTTAGTGATACTGGAGGTTCATTCACAGGTGATGTTACATTCACAGGTGACAACTACAATGTGGTTTGGGACAAATCAGATGATGCAATGGAATGGGGCGATAATGCCAAAGCAACATTTGGTACTGGTGCTGATTTCACAATTAGACACGATAGTTCAAATGATACCACTTATATGGAAGAATCTGGTGCTGGTAGTTTAATCATGAAAGTTGATGACATGTATATCCAAAATGCCGCTGGAAATACAAACATTGCAAAATTTGTTGATGGTGGTGGAGTAACTTTATATCATAATAGTAATACTCAAGCATTTGAAACTACAACTACCGGTGTATCAATTAAAATGGGCACTGATAAAAATATAGCATTCACAGGTGGTATAGGTGAAATTGGTAGTGTTCCAGGTTTTCAAGGTACCAATGACGCCGGTAGTGCATTAACTTCAATTGGTATGCGTGGTACAGATATAAGATTTGCAACTGCCTCCGCTGAAGCAATGAGAGTAGATAGCAATGGTAGATTAGGTATTGGTATACAGGCTCCAGACTACCCTTTAAATGTAGCAGGAACTCCTATATCATCTGCAAATGAAAAAGCACTTCTATCACTTTATGATACAGATACAGCTTATAATGGTACAAACCCTGGTGGTGGTATTGCTTTTAGATCTCTTTATAATTCTGGTGGTTCTTCTACTGTTAGTACTGCAACTATACAAGGCATAAAAGAAAACGCTACAGATGGAAATTACGATACTGCATTACGATTCACCACAAGAGCAAATGGTGGAAATTTAACTGAAAAAATGAGAATCGATAGTGCTGGTAATGTTGGTATTGGTGTAACTCCTACTGCCAAGTTACATATTGAGGTTGCTGATAACACTGAATTTTTAAAAGCAACAATAACAGGAAACGAAGCATGGGCATTTAAAGGCGCCTCTGGAGCAGGTGCAGTAGACTATGTATCATTTGGTATATCTGGCGGTACACAATGTATGGTATGGCAAGAAGATGGCGCAGTTGGTATTGGTAATACTGCTCCAACTTGTCCATTGGATGTTACTGGTGAAATACGTGCATCCAATGATGTTACTGCGTTTTATTCATCTGATAGAAATTTAAAAGAAAACATAGAAGTTATTGCAGATCCAATTGGAAAAATTACTGCAATGCGTGGTGTAATGTTTGATTGGACCGACGAACATATTCAGTCAAGAGGTGGAGAAGATGGTTATTTTGTACGTAAACATGACATTGGTGTTATTGCTCAAGAAGTTGAAGAAATACTACCAGAAGTGGTACGTGAAAGAGATGACGGAACCAAAGCAGTTGACTATCAGAAAATGGTTGCACTACTCATAGAAGGTATGAAAGAACAACAAGAACAAATAAAAGCCTTGACAGAACAGGTAAATTCTATTATAACTAATAGTAGCGAGAAATAAACTATGGCACTACCGGCAACAGGCGCCCAGATATCAATGAGTACAGTTCGTACTTTTTTTAACGGACAATCAGGCATTCCTGGTTCGAATTCTAATTTGTTATTGAGTGCAACATTTGGTGCATTTATTACACCTAGTGTTACAACAAATACAAAACTCAGTGCTACATTTGGCGGTTGGCAAAATGGTAATTCCACTGGTGCAAGTCCATAATAAACATCTCACCCTTGGTGTGTACAGATATATACTAAGAAATGTAAAACCTTAGGAGGTAAAACATGGCAGAGAAAAATATCGTAGATACTGCGATTATTCATCGTACAAGATATGAAATAGAAACGTTCGTGTTAGGCGAACATCCGCATCCTGCAAGACAGGCACAACTGCTTATCAATGAAATACGTAGAGTACGTGCAGGAGTAGTTATTGAAAGCGGAGAACATGCAAAAGCCGGTTTAGAAGCTGAGCTTAAAATTTTAGAAGATATTCTAGCAGATATGAGTCAAAAACATGATGTTCCAGCATTGCTTGAAAACATTGAAACATATGAAGAGCAATATTGGGTAGACAGACTTGCCCGAATGGCGGCAATTGATATTTTGACCATTGGCAAAATTCAACCTGATCATATGAATCGTATTGCGGCTCTTAATGATACAGCCTTTGCAAACTGTGTGAAAACAACTGCAAATCTTGCCAAACTGTTAAATGATGGTGTTGTACAAGCAGAACGCCAACTTTCACAGGACATGGTTCCACAAGATATGATGTAGGTGATACATGGTAAGTGTACCTTCTACATATGTAAACAATGATGGTTATAGGATTGCAATATGTATTCCTGTAATGGATCAATGCAGTACAATGTTTACTAGAAGTTTAGCCAATCTTATGCATAAATGCGGACAGGATAGAAAGTCAGTTTCTATTCACATGCAGTATGGCAGTAACGTAACAATGCAGAGAGATGCTCTTGCAAGAGAGGCACTAGAAACATCAGCTGATTTTTTGATGTGGCTAGACAGCGACATGCATTTTCCTAGTGATACCATTGATAGGTTATTGAACAGGAAAGCAAAAATTGTTGGAGCTCCTTATACCACAAGAGTAAAACCAATTAGAAGTACTGCATTTAAAAGTGCCATGGACTATGATGCAAGATTGAATAGATCTGTAGATGGCGGTATTGAAAAAGTTGCGGCCTTAGGGTTTGGTTGTGTGTTAATTCACAGAGAAGTGTTCGAAACAATGAACAAGCAAGATCCTAATGTAATGCGTAAATTAGATGTGGTAGATGCAGTCGTACATGATTATTCAGATCCTCCATGGTTCGGTGTTAAATACGATAGTAAGTCTGAGACAATGATGGGCGAAGACATTTACTTTTTTGAAAAAGCATCTAAGGCCGGATTTCAAGCATATGCAGATTTTGAACTTGCTCAAAGTATTGCACATGTAGGAAGTAAAGTTTATACTTTAAAGGACATCGAAGATGGAAACTGAACAATTAATGTGGAGACCAAACTGGAACAAACAGTTTGATATAAAACATTTAAAAGAAATTCGCGGAGAAACACCGGTATCACCTTGGCAACGAGTACTTGCAAGATGTATTTCTCCTTTTCCAAAACTGTATGTTGAAGACATCAATGACATGGAAACTGTCAATGTTATGGCAGAAGGATATGCAAACGAAGTCAGTCACATTTGGGTAATCAATGAAAATTATCCTATTGCTGATGATTTTCCTTGGCATTGGAGACCAGAAGGTACAGACACAAATTATGTTTATGAATTTCCTGTAGTCAGTTATAGAAGCAAACGCCCACTAGGTTGGGACGTGGTACGTTTAGTACCTACTAGCGGTAATCCAAAAAGTGTTATTCGCAGTAGAATTATTGCTGGATATGTTGACTCAGAATTTGATATTTGCTTCATAAGTTATCATGAACCTGAAGCAGACAGAAATTTCCAAAGACTAGCAGAAAAATATCCGGAAGCTCGGCATATTAGAAACATACGAGGAATTGGAAATGCATACAAAGAAGCTGGAGCAACCAGCCAAAGTGAAATGGTATGGATAGTAGACGCAGATGCAGTAATAATGGATCACTTTCGTTTTGATTTTGTGCCTCCTAAAAGCAAACGAAAGAACACAACATATTGCTGGCGTGCCCGTAATCCTATCAACGGATTGGAATACGGCTTTGGTGCAGTAAAATTATTTCCAAGACAACAGTTGATGAAACTAGGTAACAAAATGCCCGATTTTAGTACCAGCGTAGCGTTTTTTCAACCAATTGATCAGGTTAGTAATATAACTGCATTTAACAAAGATCCATATCGTACATGGAGATCAGCTTTTAGAGAATGTGCTAAACTCTCAAGTAACATTATCTCCAACAGTAAAGTTGACGAAAATACTGAACGGTTAGATACTTGGATGAACATCGATAATGGTGCTCGTTTTGGCAGATACGCATTGCGTGGAGCCAAAGAAGGTGCTGATTATGGAAAGAAACATGCAGGAAGTCCAGACCAACTCGCAATGATCAACGACTTTGATTGGCTTAAAAAGGAATTTTTACAGTCGATGAAAAAGAAACTAACTGTTTAAGCTAGAGATCCAATCGGGGCCATTTGTATTAGAATTTCTTTTATAGATGGTCCCAATTTTTTTGACCATAGTTTTATCATACAGAATATTCTTGCTACCTGGATGTAATGGTCTAGGCCAGTTACCTATTTTAACCCAACAATAACCATCGCTTTCGTTGTTCAACAACGGAACAAATTCTTCGTATACTGCAACCACAAATGTGTTGTAGGTAAACTCTTTGTTTTTGCTGGTAAAAATATGCAAAGGATGTACTTTTTGTACATCAGGCAACATGCCTATTTCTTCTTCTAATTCACGTAACAGAGTTTCAATGGGTCTTTCATCTGGTTCAGCTTTGCCTCCCCAAAATGCCCATGTTCTAGGATGTGTGTTGTTTTGACTTCTTTGCTGTAAACAAATTCTACCTGTGTCTAATGCAAGTATCAAACAACCAGATGCTTGTATCAAATGTAGATTCTCCAAAATCCTGGTTTATGTCTAGATTGCCAAGCATGTACCCAATCTTCGCCATTGAAGTAATACAACTGATTGTCGGCTGTATTGGTTACATATTGTGCAGTTGAACCGTTTGCACTGGCGTCAAAGCTGACTACCCAACCAAATCCATTATACTCGATGATATCACCTTTTCCGGCAACGCTGGCCCAAACTGATGAATTGTCATTGGTTGTTTTATCAGTTAATATATATCGTTGTCCTGCGGCCGCCGCCGGCAATATTCCATCTCCTGGATAATTTGCTTGAGGATTTACAATTCTATCTACTGTGGATTGTGTGGTTGCTGGTAGTGTGTTAGTATCTATAGTAAAGGTTAAATGGTTGACATTGCCTGGATCATATGCGATAGTACCAATAACATCACTGTCATCATCGTCTGGTGTACCTGCTAAACGCAATCTAAGTTGACTGTACCCATCATTGATTCTTCCTATAGGCGACAATGTTTTTTCCCAATCAAGTGTTTCACCTTCGCTGTCCACAGTGGTTGTATTTTGGTTTTGTAATTTTACTGTGGTTGCATCTGTGATTTCAATCCAATATTGACTTGGAGTAATTACTGTGTATGATAAACTATCATAAGTGTAACTTTTCTTTGCTTCAAATAGATCCACTTGGTCTTCGTCCATTGTGTAAAGTTTTGTTAGAATAGTGTGTATAAGTTTGCTTCTGTTGAATTTTGCAGGAGGTGTTAGATACACCAAACTTCTAAATTGTAAAGTAGCAATTTCAATTACATCTTCTGTTCCAACAGGTTGTTGTCTGCTTGTAAATTGTATGTTTGTTAATTCATTATAACTTAGAGCTGTCCAATCAAACGGATTTTTACTGCTATGCAGATCAATGAGTGGATCAAACAGTATGAGCAACTGTTCTAATAATTGTAGTTTTTGATCTGTGTTACTGGTCCAAACATCTACATTAATATCTAACATGTAAGGCACAGGTGCATGTTTTGTAATTTGATATGTGTTACCAGGATTAGTGGTGTAATCACCGGTTGCTTCATTGAAATCTTTTTCATATATTGTTTCACTTTTCTGAAACCCGGAATGCATTCTGCGTGTTGGATCCTGTTGCATTCCAGTGATATAACATGTGATTTGCGGAACACTCAACATTTTGTTTTCTGAATTCTCACGCATTATTGCCGCCGCCATGCGTGTTGGATCTCCGTATTTTGCTGGCACCGTTCTATATATTGGATCGCCATTATCGCCTTCGCCAATTTGTACACTAAAGTTAGAAAACATTCGTACGAATTGAATCAAGTGTCTTCTCATTTGTTTGTCATAAAAATAGTTCATTACGTTGTCTTCTTAGTTTTTGCTACTGTGTTCAATGATTGCCTTACATCAAACTCTTCATTGTTTACACTATCTTTGCCTAGTTGATTTACAAATTCATCAACTGATCCAAAAGTGTTTCTATCCCATGTGTTTTCATTTATGTTATCATAAAGTCTAACCCATTTTGCACCACGTCTTACAAACAATCTGTTTGGATCAAAATCTGTACGTAAGAAATAATCGCCTTGATTTGGGTTTGCTGGAAAACTTAATCCACTTGCTAGGCTTTCGCCGTAAGCCCAATCAGTGTTAGGATTGGCATTATCTGATGTGGTATATAGATGACTGGTATCATAATTACCACCACCTGATGCTTCAGCTTCTTCAACTATCTTTTTGTTGACATCCATTTCTGCATTGTATGTGCTTACAAGACTTGCTAGACTGTTTTCATCTTCGTTGCTACCAAGTAGATTACTGTATTCTTGTGCATCATTCAATGGTGCCAGTTTAACTCTCCAAATGTGTGGATACCATGTTTGTGAAAATCCTTCACTGCCACGAGCGGCATCTGTTACACTATAAAATTTTGGTATTGGTGCTTTGCTTTGATCAAGTGCTAGTTCATCTAATAGATGTGGTAATTCAACAACATCACCTGCCATCAATCTACGACCTAATTTTGAAACCATATCATTCATGTGGAATGTCATAAACAGAGTATCATTGGTTAAGAATAGTCCAAACTGTGATAGATCAAAGTCTGTGTCAGCAACATTGTATACACCACGTAATTCATATATGTCTGGATCATACACACGATCTCTGTTTTCTAAAAACAGTATATCCTGTACATCTAGCTCACTGATATCTGGCTCTACGTTAGTAAGGTTACCATTGGCATCCGTGGCACTACTATCAGTATACTTAGGCTGGGTTTTGTCGTCTTGATCCGCTACATCTTGTGGCCCAATGTACTTGTGTACTATTACACCCACTCCACCAATGTCGAATTGTTCGCGAATTGTTTTATCCATAAAATAGAAATCATTTGTCTTTGTTGGTTTGTAAAGCGTTAATCTAGGCATCTTTGCTGTCCTTTATTTCTTCTAGCATTGATTCTAGAATATCTATATGGTGCGGATTTTCTGGACCCATGTCACTGCCTGTTAAAAATTGTATGTCTTTGTCTGCAGGTATATCTGCTTCTAATACTCTAAGGAAAGTTTCACTGCCTATTTCATCTACCCAAGATAAATTGCCAGCATACAAACCTACACTGGTAAAATCATATGATTTTATATTATCTACATTTACATTTGCCAGTGGTTTATTGTACAACATGAATTCTGCGTTTGCACAGTTTACATCTACAATGATTGGTGATATATCCCAATCATCAAATTCATCATCATCAAAATTAGGCTGTGCTATAAAATGTATATTCTCTTTGGCTTCCATTAACAATAAAAGATTATGCATTGCATCTTCGCTTACATGTTTATCTTGTAGCATATCACTTCCAACCATAAAAGGCATGTTTACCATTAACAAATGTGTGAAACCTTTTTGTTTAAAAATTGCTAGGTAATCTCTTGGATCTTTACTGCCTATTGCATTAAGCCCATCACCTGCATCTTGTAAATCAAGACTGGACGACTTTTCACCCATTGGAATCAAAGAAGTATTAAAACACGATCCAATCCACAATGTGTCTGCTTTTTCAATACCCAACTTTGCTAACTGGTTTTGTGTGTACGATTTTAAAATAGCACCTAGTTTGTTGTGTGTATCAATGTTAATTTCGGGTAATCCCCAAACAATAGCACCAAGTTTCATCTATAGATCTCCATATACTGTATTTACCGATTGACAAAACTAACTAGTGTATGTTACTATAATAGAAACAAACATAGGAGTGTAACCATGGCTAGCGGAGTTAAAGTTAGAAAAAAGAAGAAATCTTCAGCACCTAGACGCGGAACTAGAGGCTTACAAGCACCTAGTTTTGAAGGTTGGGAACAGTTGGATGGACAACAATTTCACAGATTGAAAACAACTGTGCATGATTTCTACTATATGAATTACAAATACAACGACAATGTAGAACATGCATTTACATGGATGAAACAGAATGGCTATACAAAAAACGATATAGCAAGTGTTAGAAAAGCCGGCAAATATCAAATAGTGCTGGGCATTCAATGTAAGTTACTGCTAGATGGTTGTCCTGAATACAATGAAAAAGAACAAGAGTATTGGCAGTCATGTCCTGGTACCAGTGGCGATCTTGCACCAATGACTGAATGGATTAAAAAACGTATAGGAGAGCTTATTGAAACAGGCTCAACTATGATTGAGGAAAAGAAAGAAGAAGAAAAGAAAACTAAAAAAGGTTATGTTCCTACAATACAAGAACGTTTAGAAGAGGCCGCAGAAGAAAAAATTGAAGACATAGAAACTTGGATTGATGAGTTTTTAATTGATCCACAGAAGAACAAACTCAAAGACAAAAACATTCTGCAAACTCTCAAACGTGTAGGCACTAACTTGGGACATGTTAGATTCATGCGTAAATGGTACACAGGTCCATTGGAAGAATATCGTGAACTAGACTCTTTGCCTTCTCCAAACAAACGTGATGAAATGCAAAAGCAATTAGAAGAAGGTTATGATCATCTAAACAAAGCACAACGCAAAGATGCTCTACAGTTTTATGAAAGATTGTTTCAAGCATTTGATATACTGTTGGCTGAAAATAAACACAACAGAATAGTCAGAAAGCCTAAACAAAAAACTGCCGCCGAACAGGTTAAAAAACTGAAGTACAAAGTATATGACAGTGATTTTGGTGTAACCAGTAAAGAACCAGCAGAAATTATTGATTCAACAATGTTGGTGGTGTTTAACTGTAAAACACGAAAACTTGGCATTTATGTGCCAGAGCAACATGCAACTCTTAAAGTGAAAGGTACAACAATACAGTTCTTTGATGCACAACGTAGTGTGCAAAAAACTATTAGGAAACCCAAAGAAGTATTGTCGCAATGGAAAAAGATCACAAAACACAAGGTACCGAAGCAATTTGAATATCTCAAAACAACTGAAACCAAACTCAATGGTAGATTCAACGCAGAAACAGTGATACTTCAGGTGTTTAAGTAAACACTCCCATAAATACAGTTATGAGATTTTGGGAACTAACTGAAGCACGAGTTGAACCAGACTGGGAATTTATAGCAGACCTTGAGCCTGCTATAGATGATGCTTTGGCAGATTACCAAGAATTCCTACAAGCCAACAATGATAAAGATGATATCAATGAGCTAGAAGAACTGCTCAATTTTGAAACTGAAGACTTTCCAATAGAATTTATTACAGACTATTCTGAACGCAAAGATCCAGATGAATGGATAAGTGCGGCCGCAGATTGGACTGAAAAAGAAGGCAAGTTTATGACTGTGTATCTACATGCTAAGAATTTAGATAAAGTGTATGGTCCTAAAACTTTCAAAAAAATATTGATGAGAATGTTGCAACACGAAACCATACATTGGAATCAATACGACAAAATGGATCAAAAAGTATTGCCCAAATACAAAAGTGGTTACATGAAAGGCTTGGATCAAGTTAAAAAAGGTGGCACACAAGCAGATCTAATGCGTAGTTACCTGCGTGATCCACATGAACTTATGGCATACGCCAGTGATCTAGCAGATGAAATGAAGGACTTAGACAATCCTGAGGCTGTGCTTCGTAACCCAGAAGCATACAGAAAAGAACTGCCGAGTTATGATAGAATGCGTAATTCATTTCCAGCAAATGCAAAGCAAATCAAACAACTGCTAAAGTATACGGCAGACTACTTCAAACAAGGTAAATAGTAGTATGGCACTTAAAGAAGATTTAACAAAAGAAATAGAGCTACGACTTGGTGGACAGATGGTCGATGTTGAACTCGATCCTGAACATTATGACTTGGCTATTAAAAAGAGTTTTGAAAAATACAGACAACGCAGTGAAAACTCAGTTGAAGAAGCATACGTATTTTTAGAACTCAAAGAAGATATTCAAGAATACACATTACCCACTGAAATAGTTGAAGTGCGTGATATTCTCACAAGAACAAGTGGCACTAATGCCAGTTCAGGCAACGACTTTGAACCATTTGAGGCGGCATATTTAAACACATATCTACTTGCAGGTGGTAGAGCAGGCGGACTAGCAACGTTTGATGCTCTGCAACAACACAGAGAAACACTAGGTAAATTGTTTGGCAGTGAATATCTGTTTACATGGAATGTTAGAAATAGTAAACTTACTGTACACAGAAAACCAAAAGCAAATACATCTGTGGTGCTTTGGGTATACAAATATGTTGATGATGAAAGTTTATTAACAGATATCTATGCAGGTCCTTGGTTAAAAGAATATTCGTTGGCACATGCAAAACTTATGTTAGCAGAAGCACGTGGCAAGTTCAATACCATTGCAGGACCACAAGGCGGAACAAGTCTTAATTCAGAAACATTAAGAGCTGATGCACAAGCCAGTATTGAAAAACTAGAACAAGATCTTAGATTGTTCGCCGCTGGTGAAAGCAGTATTGGTTATGTTACGATTGGTTAGAGTCGTGTACACTCAAGGCAATTAGTGCATAGTGTAAAACTTTTTGTAAGTCTTTCCTATTATACCCATCTTTTTTTCCGTATCGTTGAGCATACTTCATAATATTGCCTATGCAAAAACCTTCGCCGTGTCCGGCATCTATGATAAATTCAGTGGCCTGAAATTTGTTTTTGCTATAGTGTTGATCATATGTTGAATCAACATATGCTTGTAATTCTTTTATTAAATTTTCTTCATTGAACTTGTAGTCAATAGCCATGGTTATCCTCTCAATTATGTTATTTCATTATATACTAAATTGTACTCGAAGTCAAGCCATTATATACGTATTTAATGGCTATAAACCGTGGTTTTAAGCAGGGTACGGTAAATACATATATCACTTTAAGAGAAGGGGAAATTAAATGGCTACATTAACATCACCAGGTGTTTCAGTTAGTGTTTCAGACGAGTCAGCCTACGCCGCCCCAGGCGGAGGCACAATACCATTTATCATGGTAGCCACAGGACAGGATAAAACCGATCCTACAGGTAGTGCATCAGACTCAATCGCACCAATGACTAAGAGTGCAAAAGCAAACACACCACTACTGGTAACATCTCAAAGAGAATTAACACAAAACTTTGGAGATATTTTCTTCAGAAAAAGTGGATCAACACCTATTGTTGGAGACGAAACCAGCGAATATGGATTGTTGGCCGCTTATAGCTTTTTGGGACAAGGTGGTAGTGCGTATATTTCAAGAGCAAACGTAAACACTACTCAGCTTATCCCTACAACAACAGAACCAACTGCCTCATATGCAACAGCAAACAGTTGGTGGTTAGACACAGACGCCAGTGAATATGGTATCAATAAATGGAATGCAACTTCTAGTGTTTGGGAAAAACAGACTCCAACCATTGAAGTTAACAATGCCGCCACTGATGCACATACATTAGGAGCCAGTGGATATTCAATTACAACTTCAGTAACCAATGGTAACTTCCTTGTTGTAGTACACCTAGACCAAGACGGTAATGCATCACTTGAATATTTCTATGGAATTTCAAATGCATGGGAAGAACTTGACTTTGATGGTAATCTTTCATCAGGTGAAACTGTTTCATGGGCACCACACTATACTGCTCCAGCATCACCAGGTGCAGGAGATGTTTGGATCAAAACTACTTCACCAGGCAATGGTATAGATTTAAAAATTTACGAACATTCAGGTACAGGTAGTTGGGTATTACAAACTGTGCAAGGTGTTACAAACGCAGGTGCTGGCGAGGAAACAGTAATTGGTAACTTTATTCCACAAGATGGTTCAAGCACAACTGCATTGACATCTTCAAGTGCCGTACCAGGCAACTATTTGTTAGACGTAGATGCTAACACTAAAGCATTAATCATCATTCAAAGAGTATCGGCCGCAGGCGGAGTTGAAGTACTTGATACTTTAACAACCAAAAAGGCTCAAAACGCAGAACCAACTGGTACTGCATCAGATGGTCAATACTGGTTTGATAACACACTTACTGGACTAGATGTCTACAAAGTAAATGGTAGTAACTATACAACTATTGCTCCAACTTATAGCACAACGGCTCCAACAGGACCAAGTGCAGGAGATATTTGGATTGACACAACAAGTGCTGGTTATGGCTTAGCAAATGAGCGTGACTATCCAAAAATTTATCAGAGAAATGCTGGTAATAGTGCATGGGTACTTCATAGTAATGCAGATCAAAGTACATCAAATGGTGTTCTATTTGCTGATATTACAGACACGGCCGCAGATGCAACAGATGGCGGTAACGCAACAGAAATTACTGGTGCTCCAGATGCCGCGATTTATCCAACTGGAATGGTTGTAATTAACATGGCTCAAAGTAAAAATACTGTGAGAGCATATAATTCAACAGCAGGTAAATGGAGAAATGGTGCTTCTAATCATGCAGACGGTTCAGGTGCGTTTGGTAGATTTGCACAACGTAAAATTATTGCAACTGCTTTACAAGCCACAGCCTCTGACACTGATAACCTAGATGAAAATTTAAGTTACTCACTTATTGCCGCTCCAGGATATCCAGAACTAGCAGACGAAATGGTAACAATGAACAACAACAGAGGCAATACTGCTTTTGTAATCATTGACTCACCATTACGTAAGTCACCAACTGAAATGGTAACATGGGTTGGTGGAACAGCAACCACTGAAAATGGTGAAGATGGTCTAGTAACCAAAAACACATATTCAGCAGTTTACTATCCGCCACTGAAGGCAACTGAACCAACAGCAGGTTCAACTGTCGTAACATACCCATCACACTCTGTGCTTTACCAAATTGCAGTAAGTGATGCTGTATCATTTCAATGGTTTGCACCAGCAGGACTTAACAGAGGTGTTATTTCTAACGCATCTGGAGTAGGTCATGTAGATGGCGAAAACGAATTCAAGGCAACTGCATTGACAAACAGTCAAAGAGATGCATTATATTCTGCCAAAGTAAATCCGATTGCAAACTTTCCAGATTCTGGAATAACAATCTTTGGACAAAAATCATTGCACGGAACAACAAGTGCATTGGATCGTGTTAATGTTGCACGATTGGTAGCATATTTGCGTGAAAGATTTGACGTGTTGGCAAGACCTTTCTTGTTTGAACCTAATGATGAAACAACAAGAGATCGAGCAGGATTACTGTTTACAAACTTCCTATCAGACATTCAAGCAAAAAGAGGCTTGAGTGACTTTGCAGTGGTTTGTGACACATCCAACAACACACCAGCGAGAATAGACAGAAATGAATTATACATTGATGTTGCTATTGCTCCTGCAAAGAGTATAGAATTCATCTATATTCCAATCAGAATTGTTAATACAGGGCAACTTGCCTAATTAAAACAACTAGAATAGGCCCTTTTGGGCCTATTCGTTTGACCCCGAAAAATTTTCTTGGACTTTTTCATAAATACATTTAGCTTCATTAAGAAGAAGAGAATTTAACTATTGGGAGTTATGCAATGGCACTTAACAAATTTACAGTTCCTGTAGATGGAGGAAGCGGACCAGCCGCGATGCCGAAATTACAATTTCGTTTTCGTGTACTATTGAATGGATTCGGAGATAATCCAGGAAATACTGTAGCTATTACAGAAAATGTGGTCAGCGTAACCAGACCAGGAATTACATATGATGAAACAACACTAGATGTTTACAATTCAAGAATTTACATGCTTGGAAAACACACATGGGATCCTATCACACTCGTTGTGCGTGATGATATAGGTGGCGATGTTGTCCAGGCGGTTAACGCACAATTATCAGCACAGACAGATCATGAGAATCAAGCAACACCATCTGCCGCATCTAATTACAAATTTAAAACTGTAATTGACATGCTAGATGGTACAAACAGCGGAGGCTCCGGCGGAAGTGTTGTACCTATTGAATCATTTAAACTAGAAGGCGCAATGCTTACAAACGTTACATTTGGTGACGTAGCATATGCAACTAGTGAACAAGTTCAAATATCAATGACAATACGTTATGATAACTGTGAACATTCACTGGATTCAGGCGCAACTAATACACTAGCACCAGGACAAGGTGGTGCTTCAAGTACACCAGGTACACAAAGAGCTACTGGCTAAGTAAGGTAATGTTATGGGATTCAAAAATTATGCAGTCGATGTTTATGGACCTAATACAGGTAGCATCAAACTCCCAAAGCAAAAGTACCAGTATGCTGTAGAATTTTTGACTGACCTTGCTGAAAACAAAATGATGGGAAGGCAATTTAACGTATCAACTGTTACATTGCCTTCCGTACAATATCAAACACAGACAAATAATGCATACAATAGAAAAGTAATATCAATACTGAACAAACAGTATTCACCTGTTACTATGACTATTAGAGACGACAGAGAAGGTGTTCTCAATCAATTTTTATCAGAATACGATCAACACTACTTTGGAAAACCAGGTTCTACACGAAGCACTGATATGAGAAACACTAGTTTTCAAGAGAATGAAAATTTAAAAGTTGTTAACAGAAAAGATCCTATCAATATGATCATGATTCATAACTTTTCTGGTACATCAGACACAGGACAGTTTGCAGAAAAAATTCCAGCAAACACAGGCGATCCTGCAATCACAGGATTTGATCCTGGAACATTGGTATTTGCAAATACTGTAGAACCACAGTCTTATGGACAAAACACATACATGTTGTACAGGCCTGTAATTACTAATGTTAGCAGAGATACATTATCATATGCAGATTCAAGCATCGTAGAATTTAGTATTGGATTTGAATATGAATATTTTGAAGTTGAATTTGTTCCAGGTGCAGAGAACAAGCAACCAATAGCACATCGTCAGAACTTTAATGCCAATTTATCACCTAGTTATGATCAAGGTGGTACTGCCGTTAATACAACACAAACTTTTACTAATGGAGATCCTGGAAGTTATACCGGGGCTGATGTTGGTGCTTCATCTTATTATCAAAGTATTGGCGGCTCGGGCCAAAGATAATGGCACAGTATATCCAAGGCGCATTTAAACCACAGAACCCTACTAAGTATATAGGTAAGCATACTCCACGTTATAGAAGTGGTTGGGAATTGGCTTTTATGCGTATGTGTGACAATCACCCTAATATACTTGCCTGGGCCAGTGAAGCACACAGAATACCATACATCAATCCAGTTACTGGCAAGAAAACTTCATATGTGCCGGATTTCTTTATGATATATGCAGACAAGAATGGCAAAAAACATGCAGAGATTGTGGAAGTCAAACCAAACAGTCAGGTTATGGGCAATGCTCGTAGCACACATGACAAGATGCATGCCGTGGTAAATGAAGCAAAATGGCGAATGGCAAGACAATGGGCAAATCAACAAGGCATGGGATTTCGTGTTATAACAGAAAACGAAATGTTTAACAAGCCAAAAAGTAATAAGCCTAAAAGAAGGAAAAAACGTTGACCAAGAAATTAGAAGAAGAGTTTAACTTGCCTCCTATAGAAAAAGAAGAAGTTAAAACTGAACTCACAATGGCACCTGACGAAATACAACAGGTTATAGCAACAGCAGACAAAATAGATTCAGCATTACCACAAGTAACAGGACTTAATTCACTTGATACAGACATGGACAGTTATGCACAAAAGGCCATGGATACATTTGATGATCTAGTAGCATTAGGCAACAATGTGGAAGATAGGCATGCGGCCTTGATTTTTGATGTGGCAAGTAAAATGATGAACAATGCAATTACAGCCAAAACAGAAAAAATGAACAAAAAACTAAAAATGATAGACCTACAGCTTAAAAAAGCAAGGTTAGATAGAGATGGCAACGGCGCCAATGGTACTGTGATTCACCATGACAGTGAACAGATCACAAGCGACAGAAACAGTATGATTGAAAGCCTTAAAACCATAGCAGACAGCTTAAAGAAAGATAAATAACTTTAACGGAGCGATAACATGAATTATTTAAAAGCATATTTGACAGAATCAAAATCCAGTTATAGTTACAGAATCAAAACCTCTGAAGAAGTTTCGGATGAAATGATGGACGCACTTGAAGAACATCTTAAAAAGTATGAAGTAAAAAGTGTAAATTCACCCAAGCGAGGAATTTTACAAAGTGCTCCAATTGATTTTCCAGGTGAAAGAGGTGTTAATGTAACAACTATTGATTTTGATAGTGACCAACCAGCAAGTCAATTTGGCTTGATGACAGAACTAGTAAGAATATGGAACATTGGCGAAAACAAAATTAAAGTAAGAGCACACAATGAACCAGCAATGGCTAGAGAACTTGCAGAAGAAAAAGCAAAAAAAGATGAAGAATACAAAGTTAAATTAGAATCAGAAGACTATAGTGCAGATGATGTAGAAAAAGTAGATCATGCAGAATACTATGGCGAAGATTTCAAAACAAAATTCGTAGACGAAATGATGAAACTTAGAAGAGAGCAAATGCCAGAAGGTGTTGGCTACGAAGGAGAAAAGGCATGAACTTAGATGAATTAAGAAAACTAGCTGGAATGCCACAAACTGAGTGGGCCAACAGTCCAGCAAACACAAAACACCCTGAACCAGAAGAGGTACAGGCCCCAGAAGCAGATGTAAACCAAAGTCTTAGACAGTACATGAATGCAGATCCTATGCCAGTAAAGGTTGTAGAAGGTGAAGATAAAGTGTTTGAAGATCATGAAGTAGAAGACATGATGGCAAAATTTAAGGAATATCTCAGCGAGGATGAAGCAGTTGAGGAACAAGCTCAAGAGGAAGTTGTTGAGCAGGCAATTGAAGAAAAGAAAGCAAAACCTGATTATATAGATATTGATGGCGATGGTGACAAAGAAGAGTCAATGAAAAAAGCCGCCAAAGATAAAGATAAAGAAAAAGCTGATGAATCAGTAGAAGAAGGCAGAAAACCTTATCCAGGAGAGTATGATTATACTGATGACAAGTATATGCATTCCGATGGTACACCAAAATCAGATGATGACGATGATGACGACGACGATGACGACAAGAAAAAGAAAAAGAAAAAAGCCAAAGAGTCAGTTGAAGAAAATCAAGACATTGCAGATCTTAAAAAACTTGCAGGCATTGGTGAAACAACTACAGATCAAACAGTATCAGCAGATATTTCAGCATTGAAGAAATTGGCAGGTATCTAATGGAAATCCAAGACAAAATCAGACAATACCTAGGCGAAGATGCAACTGATCAAGAGAAGCATGAAAAACTCAATGATATTTTTCTAGCACTTGAACAACTAAACAGCGAAGTTGACGAATTAGATGTTCTTGATAGAGATGATGCATCAACTGGTGTAGGTGATTTAACAGATCAACTTACAACTTTTAAAAAGCTGATTGGTGGTCTGTATTCTGTTTTGGATAGAGCAGGCAAAGTTGTACCAATGGAAGCACAAGAAGGCGAAGTTGAAGAAGCAGATGAAATTATTCAATCTATACCATCAAAAACTATTAAACTTGCTGGTGATAGTATCTGGGACAGAGATGGTGAAAATCCAGAATCAGTACAAGTATCAAATGTTACAATCGAAAATCCATATGAACCAGGTGGTTACATGGATGATGACGAAGATGATGGTTACAGAAAAGTAAGCGTAGAACATGATGGTCCATGGACGATCTATACAGACAGTGGCTTTGAAAAAGCAATCAGTAAAATGGTAGGATTCACAGTAGTGTTCACAGAACAAGGCATGCAAGAAGATGGTATGGCTAGCATGGAAGGTGGATCCGAAGGATTTGACGAAGCAAAAAATACACCCGTTAGTGACGATATAAAACGGCTTAAATCATTAGCCGGAATTTAATTAGAAACTTGGGCGGCAATTTATTGTCGCCTTTTTTTCTGACTAGGTAAATACTAGTATGAGAGCAAGTGAATTATTATTTGAATACGAAAGCCTTGAACAGGCCAAAGCAGAGATAATCAAAACTATCAATGCTTTAGATCCTAACGAACAGAATCAAGAATTACTGGATAAAGTATACACAGTTTTAAATTCTGGCAACGTTACAGGTAGATTTTCTAGTGTATTGCCTAAAACACTACAGGGCGAATACAACGAAATACAAACAATGAAAATTGCTGGCAAGATTGCAGAAGCTCAAATTAGTTTTCAAGACAAAATGAAATTTGCAGACAGCCTAGCACAAGATAATGTAATCAATCACAAACTGTTACTCACACCTGGTATACACACACTAGATGCATTGTGCAACAATGATCCTATAAACAAAGCAATGTTTGATCATCTAAAAACATTTGGTGTTTCAGACAAGATGAAAGGTCCTTGTGAACATGGTTTAGCAATACTCAGTGGCAGTATTACTATTCAAGGCAAGGGTGATGTTGATGTAAATGGTGTTCCTGTTGAAATCAAAGCCGCGGCCAGTGGCAAAGGTATAAGTGGTGGACGATTTGGAGAAACTGGAGAAGTACCTCCTTATGATACAATATTAAATCACATGCACAGTTTTGAATGGCTCAAAGGACCATTAGACGAACAACGAGCAAAGTCAGTAAATGGTGCAATCAATCTCAGAACATTTGTTAATTTAGTAAACAACATTCCAAATGTAAATCCTGCGGATAGACAAAGACTTGGCAATGGATTATCACAGATGTTCTTTAATGGTAATGGTGGAGACTTTGAAAGTGCATTTAATAGACCAGGTGCAGATCCAAATCTAGTAAACAGAGCATGGATTAAAAGTCAATTTAATTGGTACAAGAATAGCGATATGGGTGGACGATGGGAGATATTAGCTGGTATCATGTTTGGTTATAATACAATAGGTGTAGTAAGGCAACCAGCAGATCTAGATGGTATGACTCTTGCAAGTGACACTATCTATCTATTGTATGGCAAACCAATGGAAGCTCTATTCCAATTCAATCCTAGAGGCTAACATATGTCAGTAGATACCGGGCTAATCAAACGCCCTCACAAATCACAAACATTTTCAAAAGATGCAATGATGGAATTAGCACAATGCATGGCTGATCCAAAGTATTTTGCTCTTAACCATTGCTATATTCAACACCCTACTAAAGGTCGCATGAAGTTTGACTTGTATGATTATCAGGTAGGCTTAATAGATGTGTATCACAATCACAGATACAGTATAGCAATGTTACCTAGACAAACAGGCAAATCCACATGTGCGGCCGCATATTTGTTATGGTATGCAATGTTTAAACCAGACAGTACAATACTAATTGCGGCTCACAAATATTCAGGTGCTCAGGAAATTATGCAACGTATCAGATACATGTATGAAACCTGTCCTGATCATATACGTGCAGGTGTGACTGCTTATAATAAAGGCTCATTGGAGTTTGATAATGGTTCACGTATTATAGCACAAGCAACAACAGAAAACACAGGACGTGGTTTGTCGCTTACACTGGTATACTTGGACGAGTTTGCATTTGTGCCTCCTAGGGTTGCACAAGAATTCTGGACTTCATTATCACCAACACTATCAACAGGTGGTAAATGTTTTATTACTTCAACGCCAAACCAAGATGATGATCAGTTTGCTCGTATATGGAAAGATGCTTGTAAAACATTAGATGAATACGGAGAAGAACAAGAGCTTGGTAAAAACGGATTCAAAAGTTTTCAAGTGCATTGGAGCGAACATCCTGAACGTGATGATGCATGGGCTATCAGTGAACGTGCAAAAATAGGTGAAGAACGTTTTAGACGTGAACATGAATGTGAATTTATTGCATGGGATGAAACACTTATTAACAGTTTAAAATTACCTGATCTAGAAGGTATAGAACCTAAACTAAGACAAGGACAAGTGCGTTGGTACAGTACGCCAAACAAAGGACACACATATATTGTTGGGTTAGACCCTAGTTTAGGAACAGGCGGAGACAATGCCGCGATACAGGTGTATTCATTGCCTGGCTTGGAGCAAGTAGCAGAATGGCAACACAACAAAACTCCAATACAAAAACAGATTCGCATCATGTTTGATATTATAAATTATATCAATGATCAAGGTGTGGGCGAAATCTATTGGTCAGTGGAGAACAACACACTAGGAGAGGCCGCTCTTGTAGCCATCAATGAATTTGGTGAAGACAAATTTCCGGGCACATTTTTAAGCGAACCTAAAAAGGCAGGTAATGTGCGTAGATTTAGAAAAGGATTTACAACAACACATAGAACAAAATTAAGTTCTTGTGCAAAATTTAAGCAATGGATTGAAACAGATCACATGAAAGTACGCAGTAAAAACCTAATACGTGAAATAAAAACATTTGTAGCACGTGGTAATTCATATGCGGCCAAAGATGGTGAAACAGATGATTTGGTAATGGCAACCATTCTGTGTACACGTATGATACAGAGTGCAGTAAAGTTTGATGAAAATGCATTCAACATGTTGAATGACATAGGTCCAAGTGAAGAAAATGAAGATGTAAGAATGCCAATGCCTATAGGAATGATCTAAAAAGTATAAATACTAGTATGGAAAACGTTATAGCAGATAAAATATTTGACTTTGTAAAAGCATTTGGCGAAGATGTGGTGCTGTTTACTCAAGAGGGTGAAAGCACATTAGACACAGCTCAAGCAAAACGTTTCTATCTTAAAGATAGCAAAATAATGATTCATTATGATACCAATGAATCCAAGTCAGAAATTCGTGTAAGCTATGGCGGAGAACGTCCTATACAAGAATTTAGAAAACTGTTTGCAGGCATCAAATCAATAGCACAGAAGAATTTGATTGAGTTTAGCCTACAAAAGTTCAGCAAACAGATTGAACCCAAGGACTTCGCTTATCAAGGAACAGTAGCTATGCAACAACAAACAATGGAAAGTTATGGAAGACCATATGGGTATTCCAAAACAAGTTATCAAGATCTTAAAGATAGTAGAATTATTATCAAACATAAAAAGTCAGTAGATGAAGAGGTACGTGGTAGTAGAAGCAGAAACATCCAAGCAATTTACCTTGAGAATAGTGCGGGTGAAAGATTTCAATATCCACATAATCATCTAGCTGGTGCTAGAGCAATGCTACGACATGTTAAAGAAGGCGGAACTCCATATGATGACTTTGGTCAACACATCATTGAACAAAGCAAAGAACTTGGAGATTTATATAAGTTTGAACGTTGGGTAAACAAAAACGGATTACTAGAAGGCAATGATGATGTAGTAGAAGCAGTTAAAGAACAAAAGAATAACATACGTGAACACATGAAAAAACTGCAATCACAGGCATATTACGAAGCATGTTCCTGTGAATATCAAAGCAGAAAAGATACTATATCACCTGCAAAAGTTAACAAGATGCGTGAAAGGTTCACAGCAAAGCATTTCGATGAAGGTCTTAATGATGCATTAGGTGTGGTAACACGTCTAATGAAAGAAGCAAATTACAAAGATGAAGCAAGACAGAATGCTATCGATCTGTATGGATACATACAAAAGAACAGGTCGGCTTTGAGTTTTAACGGTGTTAGCAAAGACGATCCAGCTAACCCACACGCTCAAGATCCTGCTAAGTGGGAAGGCAGAGAAGGACCCATTGCATTCAATAATGCTATGGCGGGTTATCTAGCAATGCGTAGTAATGATGATGAAGTATTTAATCGTCTTACTCGACTTGGAGATGATATGGCTCATGGTTATATCAAAGACCCAAAAATTATTAAAGGCGTAAAGAATATACTTGACTATCTGTATAAAAATGCTACAATAGGTGAAGCATCTGTAGAAACAGGTCCAAGCATTGAGCATCAGGCAGTCGAGTCACTTGAAGAGTCATTTGAAAATTTTATACCAAAGTTTTAATTTTTACTTGACACTTTTGTTGTTTGGCTGTATACTGAAAGATATAGTCAAGCAAATTGGCAATACATTAGGCACATATAGGAGAAAACATTATGGCAACATTGGCAGAAATTCGTGCAAAACTATTAGCACAAGAAAATACAGGAGGTTCCAGATCCTCAGGTGGAGATAACGCAATATTTCCTTTCTGGAACTTAGCAGAAAATACTTCCGCAACAGTTAGATTTTTAAACGATGGTGATACTACCAACGATTTCTTTTGGCGTGAACGTCAAATGATTCGTTTGGATTTCGCTGGCATTAAAGGTCAGGCTGATAGCAAACGAGTTACAGTGAATGTACCTTGTATGGAAATGTGGGAACCAGCTGGTTCTTGCCCGGTACTACAAGAAGTACGTGCATGGTTTAAAGACCCAAGTCTTGAGGATATGGGTAGGAAGTATTGGAAAAAACGTTCTTATATTTTCCAAGGCTTTGTAGTTAACAGTGATCTGCAAGAGGATTCAACACCAGAGAACCCAATTCGAAGGTTTATTATGGGTCCGCAAATCTTTAATATTATCAAACAGGCATTAATGGATCCGGACTTTCCGGCTCTACCAACAGATGCCAACGAAGGTACTGACTTTAAAATTCACAAAACTACAAAGGGTCAATATGCTGACTATAGCACAAGTAATTGGTCAAGACGTGAACGTAGTTTAGATCAAAACGAACTAGATGCCATTGAGGCACATGGTTTGCATAATCTAAATGATTTCATGCCAGCTCGACCAACTGCTGAGCAAATTGATGGTATCAAACGTATGTTTGAAGCATCAGTTGATGGTCAACTTTATGATCCAGAAGAGTTTGGACAGTTTTATCGTCCTATGGGAATGCCAGCACCTGCAGGTGCTCCAAAGGCAACTCCTGCTCCTCAACCAGCACCAACACCAGTAGCAGAAACTACACCAGCACCGGCTCCTGCACCAGCAGAACCAGTAGCTGAAACACCTGCTCCTGCTCCAACTCCTGAACCAGCAACTGCTGATGCATCAGGTGATAAACCGAGTGCTCAGGATATCCTAGCAAAAATTAGAGCTCGAAAAAGCGACTAATAGAGATAAACAATAGCAAAGGGGCACCAGTCCCTTTGCTTTTCATTAGAGGAGAAAACTATGGCAAAACCTTTTGACGTAAGTAAATTCCGCAAGAGTATTACAAAGAGTGTACCTGGACTCAGTAGCGGATTCAGAGATCCTGACACATGGATTTCAACAGGTAATTATACACTTAACAAACTAATCAGTGGTGACTTTCATAAAGGTGTTCCACTAGGAAAAGTAACAGTATTCGCTGGAGAATCGGGTGCTGGCAAAAGTTTTATTTGTTCTGGTAACTTGATTAGAGAAGCACAAAAGCAAGATATTTTTTGTATCTTGATTGATTCAGAAAATGCACTTGATGAAAAATGGCTACAAGCATTAAATGTTGATACCAGCGATGACAAGTTATTGAAACTGAATGTAGCAATGATTGATGATGTTGCTAAAGTTATCAGTGATTTTACCAAAGATTACAAGAGTGAATATGCTGATAAAGATCCTGAAGAGCGACCAAAAGTGTTGTTTGTGATTGACTCATTGGGTATGATGTTGACACCCACAGATGTTGATCAGTTTACCAAAGGTGATATGAAAGGTGATATGGGTAGAAAACCCAAGGCACTTACTGCACTTGTAAGAAACTGTGTAAACATGTTTGGTGATTATAACATTGGATTGGTAGCAACAAACCACACATATGCTTCGCAGGATATGTTTGATCCTGATGATAAAATATCAGGTGGACAAGGCTTTATCTATGCATCAAGTATTGTTGTTGCAATGCGAAAACTTAAATTAAAAGAAGATTTAGATGGTAATAAAGTAAGCACAGTACAAGGTATCAGAGCCGCCTGTAAGGTTATGAAAACTCGATTTGCTAAACCTTTTGAAAGTGTGCAAATTAAGATTCCATATGAAACTGGTATGAATCCATACAGTGGTTTTGTTGAGTTATGTGAATCCATTGGACTTCTTACTAAAACTGGTAATAAATTAGCCTACACAAGTCCTGTAACTGGAGAAGTTCATAGTTATTTCAGAAAACAATGGACAGAAGATAAATTACAGTTAATAATGGACGAATGGGGCACAAAAGATTTACCTGAACCTGAATCAAATGAAGAGCCATTACAGGAGATACCAGTAGATGAGATTATCGACGAGCGAGAGTGAACTATTAGTTGAAGTTTGGAGTTCACTGAAACAACATATCGAACGTAAAAACAGAAACGATGCCGCGGAAGGTTTTGTACAAACATTACTGAATAGCGGATTGGATATGGAAAATGTGTACGAAGAATTTTATGGACTAGATAACTATCTTGATCGTGCATTAAATCTTCATGCAGAGTTCGAGGAAACAGAGGACGACGAAGAAGAATGGCTCGACGAAGAATTTGATGAGTAGTTGGTTTAACACACTCACAAAAGATCTAAGCAAGTTACCCGATGCAATAGATTGGTACAATACTGAGCTTGATGGTGCTAGACCTGAATGCAGTCTTAAGGGTAATTTAGAACGTAACAGTAGAGAAATTCCAGGTATTGTTGAACACAGATTCAATCAACTGCAAGAAGTTGAAGCAATTCTGGAGTTTCTCAACATTGAATTACGTAAGTTAAGAAGCAAAAAGTTTCGCAAATACATGGAAAATTACAACAGATCATTGAGCAGTAGAGATGCTGAAAAGTTTGCTGATGGTGATTCTGATGTGATTGATCTACAACATCTAGTCAATGAATTTGCACTTGTTCGCAACAAGTATATGGGTCTAATCAAAGCACTAGATGCCAAGCAATTTCAACTTAATAATATCACAAAAATTAGAGCGGCCGGACTAGAAGATGTAACTCTTTAAAAAAGAGGTTGACCATTACACCAAGATGTCTTATACTATATGTATAGTTAGAAAAAAAGAGGTCGTAATGAACAAATATAAACTTTTCCAAATACATCTTACAGATGCTGAATACAACAAAGTAAATGCTGAAGGGCATGATTCTGTTGAAAAACACATGACAAAATTAGACATGTCATTCAGTGATGATCCAGGTGCTCTTGCCAAAAAAGCATTTGACAATGCTTGGTACACACATGTATCAAACATAACTGCTGACAGCATTGAAAAAGTGTTTGAAGTTGGCAACATTGGTCCAGAAGAAAACATTGAGCGACTTGCTCCTATGTTCTCTGTTAGTGTTGGTGATGTAGTTGAAGATCCATCAGGCAAACAGTTTGTTTGTGCTAGTTTTGGTTGGAAGGCAGTTGCTTAAATGAAAGTTAAATTTGTCAATAAAGGTTATGGAACCGATGATGGTTTCAAAGAAGTTGAAGTTGTTAAGACAGAACTTTCAGTATTTGGGTGGCCACAACTTATTATAAAAAATCCATGGTGGACCGGTGATACACTGGTTTGCCAATGGGAAAATAATGAGTGGGTATGCGATTTAGATTAATAAAAAGGTTGACATCTAAAGCAAGATGTCTTACTATAATAGTATAACAAAAGAAAGACTATTATGATAGAAACAAAATTAACATTTACATACGTTACACCACTTCAAGGAAGACGTAAAACTTATACACTTAGAACAGTAGGTCAAACCAAAAAGGCTTCTAAGGAAAAAGTGATGCAAATGTTTATGAAGGAAAAAGGTCCGTTGGGTATGAAGGACAGAATGGGTTGCATTGACTCAATTAGTTTTAGAAAAGTAAAAGATTGCTGGGATATATAAATGACAGAGCTATTACAAGATATCAATAACTTAGAATTGTTGTTAGAAAAACTAGATCAAGGCGATCAAATACAAGTCTTAGAAGTCGTGCATAAAATGATTTCAGATAAAAGAGCTGAATTTGAAAAAGCTGAACAACAGATGGAGCAAGAAGCAAATGACGTTTGTGGGTAAACAAAAACCAACATACAATCTAGAGATTGTTATGCAATATGCGGTTGCAGTAACTGACTATCAAGGTTTTATCAGCAGTGGTAATGGTTGGTATGATCATGAAACTGAAAGTCGTCATCATGATAACAAAACTGTTATTGGCTTTATGTTAGATGGAAATAAAGCCAAAGACCAACATGCGAAAGCCTGTTTGGAACTGATTGAAAATAATTTTACATCAATCAATGATCGTGCAAAAGAAATCATTGAACATTTTCAGCAGAGTTTGACTTTCAAAAAACTTAGCTCTACTCTTAATGGATTTGAAGAAAGAGTTGCATCATTCATAATGAATGATAAGGTGGACAGGTTTGGCGTAAGTGTTATTGCTAGTCTGCCAAAAAGTTATGGTGTAGATCAAAAACGTGAAGAGTTTTCAGATCTTATGGCCAAGTACAAACGTACTAGTGAATATGTGGGTAAAATTAGTAGCCGAGTTTCATTGGATCTTAATGTGATTGATATCAAATATCTACGAAACTTTGGTAACTTTATTGTAACCACAGTATATGATGATAAACATATTGTTAAGTTTTTCTGGAACAAAGATCCAGACTTAACCAAAGTAATGGATGGTAAAACTATTAGTATTACCGCTCGTGTTAAAGGACATGAAATTAGCAAATACACTAATTGTAAAGAAACAATGTTAAATTATATGAAAATAGAGGAAATAAAAGGTTGACCTTTTATGCACCCTGTCGTATTATAATAGTGTAGGTAACAAAAACAAGTCAAGGAGTGAGACACATGGCTACTAAATTAAAAATTTCCAAAAATACAAAAGTAACTGTCAAGAAGGCTGAGAAAGTCGAGACAGATGCTCAAGTGATCAAACGTTTACGTGAACGATTTGATATTTTGAATGACATGACACAAGCATCAGTTGATGGTGTTGTACGAGGTATGGTTGTTACTGGACCTCCAGGTGTTGGTAAGTCATTTGGTGTTGAGCAGGTGCTTAACGAAAACAGAATGTTTGATAAGATGGCTGGTAAGCGAGATCGTTTCCAAGTTATCAAAGGTGCTTCAAGTGCCATTGGTTTGTACAAAGTTCTTTATGAAAACTCAGACAAAGGGTCTGTGTTGGTTATGGATGACTGTGATACAGTATTACATGATGAAACATCATTGAACTTGCTTAAGGCCGCACTTGATAGTGGTGCCAAGAGAATGTTGAGCTGGAACACAGATAGTGCTCTGCTAAGACGTGAAGGTATTCCTGATAGGTTTGAATTTAAAGGTTCAGTTATCTTTATTACAAACTTGAAGTTCGAAGGTACACGAGGTAAACTTAAAGATCACCTAGATGCTATTATGTCCAGGTGTCACTATTTGGATCTTACACTTGATACTATGAGGGACAAGTTCCTAAGGTGTAAGCAGTTGGTTAAAGATGGTATGCTTAATAGCTACAAGTTCGAAAAGGGGCAGGAAACTGCACTAATGAATTACATGGATGCAAACAAAGAAAACTTGAGAGAAGTTAGTTTGCGAATGGTAACAAAGATTGCTGATCTTATGAAGCATCAACCCAAGGGCTGGAAAAGGTACGTTGAGGTTACATGCATGAAGAGAAAGGTCAGCTAAGAGTCACGGTCCAACCTACGCCCTCTCTCACTCCAATGGACCGTAGAGGAGAAGTCAACAAACGGCTTCTCCTCACCTTTTATGCAGTTGACAAAATCCAAAAAATAGGCTATAATCATAAACATGAAGTGTAAAATTGTACTCAAAGATGAAGTGAATTGCAAGGTAGAAGGACTAGCAACCAGCACTAGAAGAAAGTGTATGGACAAGCTCAAGTTCTTTTTGCCTTATGCATATCACGTGCCAGCATACAAACTGGGTCGCTGGGATGGTACTGTACAGTTTTTTAGTATGGGTGGTAGCACCTATATAAATTTACTAGACGAAGTACTGCCTATACTTGAAGCAGATGGTTACGAAATAGAACTGGATGATCACAGACAGCATGTGGACTTTGCCACAGAAGCCGTAGACGAAAACACATATACAAATCTAACTTGGCCCAAAGGTCATCCGGTAGAAGGCGAACCCATTGTGCTACGTGACTATCAGGTTGATATTATCAATCAGTTTTTAGATACACCACAATGTGTTCAAGAGATAGCCACAGGTGCAGGCAAAACATTAATTACGGCCGCACTCAGTGAACGAGTAGAACAGTATGGTCGTACTGTGGTGATAGTACCCAACAAAGATTTGGTTCGTCAAACTGCTGAAGACTATGAAAACATGGGATTAGATGTTGGTGTTTACTTTGGTGACAAAAAAGAAATGAACAAAACACACACCATATGCACATGGCAGAGTTTGAACACAATGGAAAAACGTTTTAGAGATGGGTTAAGTGAAACCAGTTTAAATGAGTTTTTGCAAGGTGTTGTTTGTGTTATGGTAGACGAAGTGCATCAAGCAAAAGCAGATGTATTAAAGAAACTGTTAACAGGTCCATTCAGTAATGTGCCATTACGTTGGGGACTAACAGGCACAATACCCAAAGAGCAACACGAGTTCTTTGGCATACGTGCTGGACTAGGACAGGTTATTAACAAACTGTCAGCACATGAATTACAAGAAGAAGGCGTACTTGCAGAATGTAACATTGATGTTATACAGATGCAGGATACAGCCGAATTTCCAAACTATCAAAGTGAGCTTTCATATTTGGTAACTGATCAAAAGAGGCTAAATTATATTAGTGGCCTTATAGATGAAATGAGCAAGAATGGTAATACATTGGTGCTTGTTGATCGTATTAAGTGTGGTGACAAACTACAGGAACTGCTACCAAATGCAACCTTTGTGAAAGGAGCAATGAAAAGTGCAGACAGAAAAGACACATATACAGAAATTAACGAATCTACGAACATGGTTGTTATTGCAACTTATGGAGTTGCCGCGGTGGGAATCAATATTCCTCGCATTTTTAATCTTGTTCTTATTGAGCCTGGTAAATCTTTTGTAAGAGTTATACAGAGCATAGGTCGTGGCATACGTAAAGCCAAGGACAAAGACCATATACAAATTTGGGATATAACATCAAGTTGTAAGTTTAGCAAAAGGCATCTTACTCAACGTAAGAAGTTTTATAGGGAGGCACATTACCCTTTTTCAGTGCAGAAAGTCGATTACATATGAAAATACTAACCATAGAAAATGAAGGATACGAGCTGGATCATATACCAGAACAGATAGATGATTTTCGCTATTGTGTTTTAGATTACACAAATCCAGCACAAGCAGATTATATTTTTGTGCCACTTGTGTTTTTAGAAAGTTTTAATGCTCCTGCAATCACACTCAAAATTGGTGGACACAGTCTAATGATGCCAGTGGATTGGAGCATTGTGATAGCAGATCCAGACATGGGCGATCCAGAAGTAATGCAACTCACAAGCATCAATGATAGAGGCTTTACTGCATTTTCAATGAATCCTATGGCAGGTTATATGGCAGAGTATTTGGATATAGAATTTACAGGTGTATTCCAAGACATGAAATGGTATTTCCCAAAACTTAAATATGGACATATACTAGCAGTACCAGTGGAAGATAAGAAAAAACCTCGTTGTGCTTTCTTTGTGAAAGATGCAAACAAGGTTCCTGAGGTACTTGACATAAACAAATTGGTGTAATATAATGGATGATATGCAAGAAGAAGATGAACACATTTTAAAGATCTCAATTGAGACAATGGATATGTGTACCAAATTTTTAGAAGATGGTGCACCACCCATGGCAATAGCAGGTGTATTAATGGCAACTGCATCACGTATGTATCAAGATGCACTATCGCCACATGAATGGGAAATGCTATTGGATTCAGTTAAAGAAACAACCACATGGGGTAAACACAAAGGTACAATGCACTAATGGCAGACATGAGCATACAAAATGAAATGAGAGTGCTGGACACCAGAGATACTTCATGGTTTCCAAGTCTTAATGATGAAGAACTTAAAAAGCTCAGTATATTTGTATTGCAACGTTGGATGAGTGCTTTGCAGAGCAGTGATGTAGGTTTACAAGAACACTATTTAGAATATGTAAATGAATTCAGCAACAGGCACTATAACACAATTCGTCATTATCCTGAACTGCAAATACGACTGCTTCA